CTGCAACTTGCTCACTGCCCCACTCGCATACAAAACCGCCCGTCCGTATCGCTGCCAGTCCTTTCCCTGCATGAGCACAGGCTCCGCGACGTACTCTTTGCCTCCCTGCTCTTGAGTAAACCCTTGTCGTAGCCGTAGGAGCTGCGGTCGGCTGTATCCCGTGAGGCGGATTACCTCCGCCTCGGTGAGGGTAAATGTCATACCTTTTCATTTAAATATTCCGACTCTCTTCCCGCTATTATTTTCTTCGCGGCTCTTACCGCTCCCGACTGCGACTTGTATCTTTTAGCCCCGATTGCGATATAATCCAAGTCTCTGGACACCACCGTCCTGCCACCATCCCATGTGATTGTAAATAGATTCCAGTCATTTGCAATCATATCTTTTGTCCTTCCGCAGATAAAAAAATCATGGTCGTCGAGGTCTTTAGCGATCACGAGCGGAGTGATTTCTTTTTCGATCATTGTAGTCATTTTGATTCTCCTGGTTAAGTCGTGCGGGGTTTCCCCCGCTGTTGGTTGGTTTGTTAAATTTATTCGATAACCCTACATTCGTTAAATGCTTGCGTTGCAGCGTGTCCACTGTAGAGATATTCATCAGCCCATACTTCCGGTTCCAGCTCATCCCAATCCTCAATATTTTCATCTTCTAATTTTGCCCCAGGCATCACAAGTATGCCCGTGTACTCGTTTGCAAATCCTCTTTCGTTGTCCCTGTAGAGTCTTGCGCCGTATGAAAGTAAATCTTTTAATCCATCTACCAGGCTTTCCTTCCTTTTCGATTCGTGGGCCTCTCCAGTTATCTCGTCATCGCTGATGTACATCTCATCTGACAGCTTTTCCTCGATCTTATCCAAATCCTCAACCCCACCCATATCAACAAGCCATTTAAAGCCACTACCGGCAACATACTCGGCGATCAGATCATCATTAATCGTGAGTACGTTACCAATCCAACAACAATCTGAGATTGAGTCGTCATCATTAAATCTGCCTTGCCTGTCAATCCCCCAGGAAAACTGGCACCCACAATCACTCGTTAATTTGATCTCGTAATTTCCACTATCAATTGCTTTTGTTATTTCTGTATGTGTCATTTTAAATCTCCGTTTTGTTGTTTGTCATACCCACTGATTAAATATGCACAATTGTTTTTTATTTGTCAAGTGGAAAAATAAAATAATGTAAAATAATATTCAGAAATAAAAGATTTTTGAGGAAAGTAACGTAATAAATTCGGCCGTTTTTTTGTGCGGTCATAGTGTCTATCATCAGATATGTCACAACAAGCACTTACACACAAGAGAGAGACTTTTGCGAGGCTCTATGTAGAGCGTGGGGACGCAAGCAAGGCTTATAGAGAGGCTTTTCCGTCGTCGCAGAATTGGAAAGATAAGACGGTCTGGGAAGCTGCATCAAGACTACTCAAAGACAGCAAGGTTTTAGCAAGGATCACAGAGCTAAAAAGCAAGCGAGCACAGAAACTTGATATTTCCGAAAACCGCGTACTTGCTGAGATTGCTTCTGTTGCATTTTCTAACGTCGCAGAGCTCGAAGCAGATCATGGAGGGTTTGCAGGTCTCAAGACGCTTAAGCCAGCAACACAACGGGCAATCCAGTCTGTCAAGTTCAAGCGATATTTAGAGCGCAAGACTGAAGGAGGATTTGAAGAGGTGGAGATCACAGAGATAAAGATGCACCCCAAGCTGCCAGCTCTTGAGAAGATCTGCGAGATAAAGGGAATCACAGCGCCACCTATCCAGCAAAGACCTGTAGAGGTCACTATCAACGTCACAGGGAACGCCGATGTTCACGCTCGAAACTGATATCGAGATTATTGACACTCAACAAATCGTTGAGAAGCTCCCCATCTCCCTTCCGTATCGGTACACAGCGCGTCCGTACCAGCAAAAATTATTCGAGGCTAAGTTTGTACTCAAGATGCTGCGGTTTGCCGTTGTGTGGCATCGCAGGGCCGGTAAAGACAAAACATACTGGCAGATCGCAGTTGCAGCTACACAAGAGAGGGTTGGAAGCTATTGGTACATGCTCCCGAAACAAACACAGGCCCGCAAAGCGATTTGGAAGGGTAGAGGCAAGGACGGGCTTACATTCCTTGATCATATCCCAAGAGAGATAACTAAGAGCGTCAACAATACAGAGATGTATGTCGAGTTCACTAACGGCAGCCTTCTTTATGTGCTTGGCTCTGACACGTACAACAACTTGGTGGGCAACAATCCTCTTGGAGTGGTCTTCTCAGAGTGGTCTTTGTGTGATCCTGCGTCATGGGACTATCTACGTCCTATACTTGCAGAAAATGGCGGGTGGGCGATGTTCTGCTACACTCCTCGCGGCAGGAATCACGGCTACACTTTGCTTCAGACAGCCATCAAGTACTCTGATAGATGGTACTCAAGCGTCCTGACGGTCAATGACACCACCGACAATGACGGGAATCCGATAATCACGCAGGAAATTATTCAGACTGAACGGGACGAAGGAATGAGTGAGGATATGATCGAGCAGGAGTATTACTGCTCTTTTGATGCTGCCGTGCCTGGGTGCTACTTCTCGTCAGAGATCAAAGCAGCTTATGCTGATAACCGGATATGCAGAGTGCCGATTGAGCCAGCACTGCCAGTTTACACTTTTTGGGATTTAGGCATATCGGACGACATGGCAATATGGCTCATGCAGCCAATCGGTAAAGAGGTTCGATTCATCGCCAGCTATAACAATTCAGGCGAGGGCATGCAGCACTACATAGACTGGCTCCTTGATTTTCAGAAGCAGCACAAGATTAGGTACGAGAAGCATTACGCTCCGCACGATATAGCAGTGAGAGAGCTGATGAGTGGCGTAAGTAGGCTTAAGACAGCTCAAGACATGGGCATCGATTTCGAGCAGGTACCTAGGGTGGCGCAAAAGTCAGACAGTATAGAGGCAGTACGCAAGTTCTTCCCACGGCTTCTGTTCGATGAGGTGAGATGCGAGTACGGTTTGAGCGCACTTGCGAGCTATCATAGAGAGTATGACGAGGACAAAAAGGTTTTCTTGGCAAGACCATGTCACGACTGGTCAAGTAATCTTGCTGATGCTTTACAGACTTTTGCAACGGCGTGGGAAGATCCGAAGCCAAAAAAACCAAAAGAAAGCCAGCCGTCTGGTGGCTGGATGGGCTCATAAAACATAATCACAACAACCATGACAGTCACTATGCTCCCCGGCTCTGAGCCCATCAAAATTTACGATACAAAGACAGATCAAGAGTTTCTCTTGCTTGCATACCAGCGCTTTAACTACGGGTGGGACTACTGGCGACCAAACTATCAGGCCGCACAAGAGGACTTAGAGTTTACTTATATCGACCAATGGTCAAAAGAGGATCGTAAGGCGCGTAAAGGCAGGCCCTGCTTGTCGCTCAACAAGTTGCCAACATATCTGGATCAGGTCATGGGAGATCAGAGGCAAAACAGGCCGTCAATTGTGGTGCACCCCGTTAATGGCGACAAACCGGATGTACAGCAGCAGCCAGCTCCACGGCAAGGGATGGATCCTGCTCAACAAATGCAAGGGCCTCCACAACAACAGCCTCCGCCAGAACAGAATAAGGTTAAAAACATCGCAGGGACAAAGGATTATTCTGAGTCGGAGATACGCAACGGGATAATTCGCAACATCGAGCAGATAAGTAATGCCGATTTGCATTACGACATGGCGTTTCAGCATGCGATCGAAGGCGGGTTTGGGTGGCTGAGACTGATAACGGCTTACTCAACAGAGGACACTTTTGATCAGGATCTGTTAATTAAATCTGTCAGAGATCGTTTCTCGGTTATCATAGATCCTCAGGCGATATCAGAGCCAGACTTCTCGTGCGCGGACTGGTGCTTTATTAGTGAGATCATGCGCAGGAAAGAGTTTCAGGCTCGGTATCCAGATGCTGTTGACTCAGCTTATACAACAAGCATGGCCACATCTCATCCGTCTTGGCACACCGAAGAGATGGTACGGATTTCCGAATACTTTTGGCGTGAGCCAGTGGATAGGTCGTTGGTTTTGCTCAGTGATGGCCGTGTGACGTTCATGGATAAGATCAAGGACGTGGTAGATGACCTTGTAGCAGAGGGGATTCACATTCTCAAAGAACGAAAAGTAAAGACCTACAAGGTCATGTGGGCAAAGATTACAGCTCAATCAATACTTGAGAGACCGCAGGAAGTTCCATTTGAAACAATCCCCATCGTTCCGGTGCTGGGTAAAGAGGTTACGATTGGTGATAACGTCTATTTCCGTGGCCTTGTCAGGTACGCAAAAGACGCTCAGCGGATGCACAACTATTGGATGAGTGCAGCAACAGAGCGTGTTGCTCTTGCTCCTAAGTCACCGTGGGTAGCTGATGCCAAGAGTATCATGGGGTATGAAAATATGTGGGAAAATGCGAATTGGGAAAACGCATCTGTACTAAAATACAATCATCGTCCTGATGTTCCTGCTCCAGCGAGGGTACAACCTCCATCAATGCCTTCAGCAGAGCTCAACCTTGCAATGTCCGCTGTCGATGAAATAAAGGCGACAGTTGGGTTGTTTGACGCATCGATGGGACAACAGGGCAATGAGATAAGCGGCAAAGCTATTATCGCAAGGCAAAGGCAGGGAGATAGAGGGACGTTTGCCTTTATTGACAACCTTTCTAGGGCGATGAGGCGGATAGGGAAGCTCTTAATCTATTCTATTGCAGAGGTATATGACTCCGATAGGGTGATCCGGTTAAAGTTCAACGACGGGAAAGGGGATTGGGTGACAATCAATGAGAGCATACTTGACCACAAGACAGGTAAGGTTGTGCAGATACACGACATTTCAGCAGGTAAGTTTGATTGTACTGTCACTGTTGGCCCTTCTTATCAGACGCAGCGGACAGAATCGGCAGAGGCTTTGATACAGTTCATGCAGGCTGTTCCGGCAGCAGCACAGGTTATACCTGATCTTGTCGCCAACAACATGGACTTCCCCGGCGCGGAAGAAATTGCTAAGCGGCTACAGAAAACTCTTCCACCAGGTATTCTCTCTCCACAGGAACAACAGGACGCAGGCATACAGCCACCACAACCAACGCCAGCAGATCAAGCGGCAATGGCTAAGATACAGGCTGAAATGGCAACAGCGCATGCCACTGAGAGCATGGCGCAGGCAAAGACACTGGAAGCTCAGGTTAAGATTAAGGAGCTTAAGATGATGGCGCAACAAGCGAACCCGGCAAACATGGCTGATGCCGTTAGAAATCTTATCGCTGAATCACTGGCTGAGATTATGGCGAAACCTCAAGGGGCCGGTCAACAGCCTCAACCGCAACAGCAGCAGCAGGTGCCGATGCAAGGAGATGCATCGTAAAGGCGAAAAAGAAAACGGATAACGAATTTCCGTTATAGGCACAGCGAAGCCGGACTAATCACCCGGCTTTTTTTATTCCTGAAAAGATTCCCCGTTTTAATCAGTCGCAGTCCGATTCAAGTTGCACGAAATGCTACGAGTGGCATATCACTCGGCATAATTCGCAACTAAATGCGCCACACAGATGCCAGAGGATGTAATACCAGCAGTACAAACCGAAAGTGTTCCAGATGCCACTGATGGACGGGAACATTTTATCGCCACCAAATTTGAAGATTTAACCGCGGCCCCCGCAAAGGAGCCAGAGCAGGAGCCGGAACCTGTCAAAGATACTCCCGCTGTTGATGCAAGCCCAGAACCTGTCCACAAAAGTAACAGAGTTCAGAACCGCATTGATCGATTGACTCGAGAAAAGAATGATGCAGCAAGAGAGAGGGACGCGTTAAAGCAAGAGCTCGCAGCAGCAAAAGCAGCGAAAGAACCGAACCTGACGGATTTCGCTGATTACGCGGACTATGAAACCGCGCGCGATGCTTGGCGTGATGCTAATGCTCAAACAACTCAACAACCTGAAAAGCCTGCCAACAGATGGGAGGAACGAGAGGTAGCTGAAGCTCTCAAAGAAGTGCAGTCAACTTTTGATGATGCCAAAGCAAAATATGCCGACTTCGATGCCGTCATAGAAAAAAATGGTTCGGTAGTCACTCCCGATATGATCAAGATTCTCGCGGAATGCGATGATCCGGGAGACGCGGCCTACTACTTATGCAGCAACACTGATGAGGCGGAAAGGATAGCGCAACTCAATCCACTCCAACAAGCTAAAGCCATTGGAAAGATTGAGGCGAAGCTATCAATTGTACCACAGAAACCAATTAAAAAACAATCCAACGCACCAGCTCCGATACGTCCCGTTGGTATTGGCAGCAAGGACATAAGCAAGCCGTATAAGGATCAATCCTTTGCGGAGTTCGAGGCTGTCAGAAATAAAGAGCGTAAGGCAATGGGCGGATGGTAAAACAAAAGGAACTAAGTTATGACGATGACCTTAGGACAGATGGGCAACTCGGTTGTGGTTGCCGATATCATCTGCAAAGAAGCTTTAGTACTGCTAAAAAACAACCTCGTATTCGCTCCACTGGTATTCCGTGGATATGAATCTGAAATCGGGAATGGACATGGCGATACCATTACCATCAAGAAGCCGTTCAGAACAAAAACAGCTTCGGGACGCGTGCTGGTTAAACAGCCTTTAGTTGATCAGACATTAACCTTTAAACCTCAATTCCGGGAGCATTTCGCCTGCTCCGTGTCAGATGAGGATCTGACATTGACGCTTAATCAGTACAGCGAGCGGTACTTAAAGTCCGGCATAATCGGTATCGCGAATGTCATTGACAAGTCAATTGCCGACACAATCAAAGTTGGATCGTTCTTCACTTATGGTACTCCTGGTACTGCACCTACCATTGATACTTTTCATGATGCTTCTGCTGTCATGGATGATCTCGCAATACCTAATGACGGGATGAGGGTTGTGGTACTCAATTCTGCCGATGGATCGAACGTTTCAAAAGCTGTCTACGGAAAGTACAACGAGGATATGGTAAAGACTGCTATCACAAAAGGGTATCTTGGCCCTATCGCTGATTTCAGCCTATACAAGTCCACCAATACGTCTCCAATGACCGTTGGTCTACAGGGTGGTACTCCGCTTATCAACGGCGCATCACAGACGGGGACTTCCTTGATTTCTGACGGATGGACTGGCAGCGTTAAGGTGCTTAACGCTGGTGACGTTATTGCGCTTGCAGGGGTTTATGAGATTAACCCTCAGAACTACGGTTCTACAGGCCGGCAGCAAGGCTTTGTTGTCACGTCTGATGTCTACTCTGACAGTTCAGGAAATGCGGTTATCCCTATCCTTCCTGCGATCAATAACGGCACGTTGTCTACTACGGACACGGAAGGAAACACGGTATCTCTTGCTGCATACCAGAATGTAAGTGCTGCACCTGCCGACAATGCCGCAATTACAATCAGCGGAACATCGGGCGGAATTTATCGCCAGAACTTGTTCTTCCACAAACATGCATGTGCCTTCGCAATGGTTCCTATTGATATCCCTAAATCGTTTGTCGTCAAATCAAGAGTAACTGATCCTCTCAGTGGTCTGTCTCTTGGCATGTGCTCCGCTGCTGATATCAACAACATGGACGAAACCACAAGGATTGACGCAAAATGGGGAGTGAAGATGATTTACCCTGAGCTGGCACTGCGGAACTATTCGTCTAAACTTAACTAATCAATGAGCCCGGCTTGTTCGGACTTAAACCTTGGAGATTATTGATTATGGGAACACCTATTATAACAGTAGGAACTCCACCTTCCAGCGGTACGGTAAGTATCGCTACGGAGGCATGGGGAAGAACGGGGATGTATAAAACCGTCATTTCACTGAATAAAGCCAGAGTGCCGACTGTAGATGCCGGCGCTTCAGGCTCATATGGTACACTGCCTCTTGCAACGCTGATTCCTGGAGCGCAATACGTGGAGTCGGCATTCCAGAAATATACCTCCTTCGCTGAAGGGTCTGCCCTTACAACAGGTGCAGGAAACGCTGCTTTTGTCATTGGTGTTGGGAGTGCGGCAATTGCAGCGGCAGCGGATAAGGTACTGGCGACAGCAAACCAAGATATTATTTCAGCTCTTACCCTTACGAACTCAGGGGGGACAAGTGCAGGTAGTGCTGGAATGATCGGAACCAAATTTGCGGATGGTTCTTCAACACCAAATA